TGGATCCAAGACTATGCACTAGCACTTGCAAAGTATACACTAGGCGAAGCACGTTCAAAGTTTTCAACTATTGCAGGACCACAAGGTGGTACAAGTCTAAACGGTGATGCACTTAAAGCAGAAGCACAAGTTGAAATAGACAAACTCGATGAAGAACTACGCAACTATGTTGACGGCAGTGACCCACTCTCATTTATTATTGGCTAACTAAGAGGTTTAAATGATTATAGGAATTTGCGGATTGATCGGTTCCGGTAAAGGAACTGTCGCTGATATTCTAGTCGATCAAGGATTTAAAAAAGTAAGTTTTGCTGACAAGCTCAAAGATGGCGTAAGCACTATTTTTGGCTGGGATCGTGCAATGCTGGAAGGAGACACTGATGAGTCAAGAACTTGGCGTGAACAACGAGACGACTTTTGGAGTGCTGAAACGAAAATGGAAGTCACTCCTCGTTTGGTGCTTCAGTTATTTGGTACTGATTGCATGCGTAATGGCTTTGATGACGGAGTCTGGGTAAGCCTACTTAAAAAAACTATACTGGATAATCCAGGCAACTATGTAGTTCCTGATGTGCGTTTTGAAAATGAGATTGCTATGCTGCGTGACATTGGCGGCGAAGTATGGGAAGTACAACGTGGTCGCACTCCAGAGTGGCTTATCAAATATGAAATCACAGGCGCAGAACCTGCAGAAATACACCCAAGCGAATGGCGTTGGATTAAAAGTAGAAAAGACGTAGTGATTGAAAACAACAGTACACTTGCCGAACTTAATCGTCAGGTGTTAAGTCACCTCGGCGCCATCCCGTTTTAACTAATTCTGCATTACAGTTTAAACAAACTGTTTTTAAGTTCTTGTTAGAAACATTAGTTAAATCTCCATCAACATAAAACACAGTAACTTGGCTTCTTATGCTGGGCTTGAATCCACAAGCCTCGCAGTTTCGCTTGACTTTATATCCACTATCCACCCATAAAGGCTTTACAGGCTTATGCATCTTTAAACACTGCTCGCACTTACGCCTAAAATAAGGTTGCTTATCCTTATAGTAGTTTATTGCTCGAGGACGTTGTCCACATGTCTCACAAATAGGGCGTTGCATGTGCTTATTTACCCATACCTTTAAAGGGATTTGTCAAATACGGGTATTTTTAGGGTGTTCTTATAAATAGTTATAACGAATTACAAAACCTTGATTGAGGAAGAAAAACATGGCACTAATATCACCAGGCGTAGAAGTTACAGTTATTGACGAAAGTAACTATGCACCATCAGCAGCAGGCACAGTAGCAGCGATTGTTGTTGCAACTGCACAAGATAAGACAAGTGGTACTGGCACAGGCACAGCGGCAGGAACAACCGCTGCCAACGCTGGTAAGACATACTTGATCGGAAGCCAGAGAGAACTAACAAGTACTTTCGGTAATCCAACATTTTATAACACAGCAAGCGGTACACCGATTAACGGTTACGAACTTAATGAATATGGCTTGATGGCAGCATACAGTTTACTTGGTGTTAGCAACAGAGCATATGTTATCCGTGCAGACGTTGATCTTGCAGAACTAGCAAGCAGCACAAGTCGTCCACTGGGTAATCCAACAAACGGAACAGTTTGGTGGGATATGAGCACAGATACACGCTGGGGTATTTTTGAATGGAACCAAAGCACAGGTGCATTTACTAACAAAGCACCTACAGTGATCACAAGCACAACAGACCTAACAGGTGGTGTTCCAAAGACTTCAATCGGTGCGATTGGTGATTATGCATTGGTTGCAACAAACACCAGCAATCCTGTTTACTACAAGAACCGCAGCAATGCTTGGGTACTAGTAGGCGGTGCGGCATGGCAGGTTGCACATGCAACAATCGCTGGCACAGTAGCAAGCCCAACACTAACACTGGGTAACAGCGTTGATATTAACGGATCAACAGTTACACTAACAGGTACAACAGTAACAACGCTTGCAAGTGATATTAACACTGCAGCAATTACAGGCGTTACTGCAGCGGTAGTAGCTAACAAGATTGAACTTTATGCAACAAGCAGTGCAGCAAGTGAGCAGATCATCCTTGCTAACAACACTGGTACAATTCTTACAGATGCAGGCTTAACAGCAGGCACATATGCAAGACCAAAGATTGCACAAGATCCACATTACACTGTTCCAGCATGGAAGTCATCAGATACAACACCTCGTCCGTCAGGCAGTGTATGGGTTAAGACTACAAGCAGTAACAGCGGATTCCTAGCAGACGTTAGTTCATACAGCACAAGCACAGCAGCATTTGTCGGCGGCAGCGCACCGGCATATGAAAACGATCAAACTGCACTTAAGAACCTAGACGCAACAGGCGGCAGTGCTATTACAGCAGGCAGTTTTTATGTACAGTATGATGTAACTGAAAATGACACAGTAACTTACAAGTTGTTCAAGCGTTATAGCGCAGGTGCGTTGAGTGTAACTGGATTGATTAATGCAGCAGCACCATTAACAGGTAGTGATACATTTACAATCCAAGCAAGTGCAGCAAACAGCACAGCATTGTCAAGTGCAGTAACAGTTACAGTAAGTGGCACAGGTATTGCAGACATTGCAAGTGACATTAACGGCGCAGGCGTTGCAAACGTAAGTGCAAGTGTTAACTCAGGCGGTTACCTGGTAATTACACATACACTAGGCGGTGTAATTGTACTTAAAGACACAAGTGGTACTCCACTAACAGATGCAGGTATTACAACAAGCATTACAACTGGACAAGTTCGTGCAGGTAATGCAAGTGATCTTATTGTAAGTAACTGGATCGCAGATACATACACTGCATCAACAAGTTCACCAAGTGCAAACCCAGCAGACAATACATACTGGTATGCAGGTGGATTTGAAGCAGACATTCTAGTACATGATGGCACAAGCTGGAGAGGTTATCAGAACATCACCGATACACGTGGTTATTCACTAGCAGATACAAGTCCAGATGGTGTTATCTTTAGCACTGTTGAACCAACTGTACAAAGTGACAACACTGCACTAGTTAACGGTGATTTGTGGATTGACACAAGTGACTTGGAAAACTATCCAGCACTTTACAGACGCCAAACAGTAAGTGGCGAAGCACGTTGGGTAGCAATTGATAAAACAGACAACACAACTGAAAATGGTATTATTTTCGGTGATGCTCGTTTTATTGGTGACACAACAACAGATGTTGTTACTGGCACAATCGCAACAACTGCAAGTCTACTAACAAGTGACACAGTTGATATTGACCGTCCAGATCCAACAATTTACCCACGTGGTATGCTACTGTTCAACACACGCCGTAGTACATATGGTGTAAAGCAGTTTAAGAGCGATTACTTCTCACGCACTAACTTTAGTGACACAACTGCATATCCAACGCTTCCTACAGAAAAGGATGCATGGGTAACACAGAGTGGCACTACATTTGGACGCAAAGCAGTACGCAGAATTGTTACTAACGCAATGAAATCTGCACTTGATGCAAGCACAGAGCTTCGTGAAGATGCAAGAATCTTTAACACTATTGCAGCACCGGGTTATCCAGAGCTAATCAGCAACATGGTAAGCCTAAACAACGACAGACGCCAAACAGCGTTTGTAGTAGGTGACAGTCCAATGAGACTAGCAGCAACAAGCACTGCTATTGAAAACTGGGCAACAAACACAGCGGCAGCAACAGACAACAGTGAAGATGGACTAGTAACTAGCGATCCTTACATGAGTGTGTTCTACCCAAGTGCAACAACAAATGACCTAAGTGGTAATAGTATTGTTGTTCCGGCAAGTCACATGATGCTACGCACAATTGCTAGAAGTGACGATATTAGTTTCCCATGGTTTGCACCAGCAGGTACACGCCGTGGACTAGTAGACAATGTTGCAAGTATTGGTTATGTTAACAGTGTAACAGGTGCATTTGTTAATGATAACATTCGTGAGAGTGTAAGAGATACACTGTACACAAACAGAGTTAATCCAATTGCATTCTTTAACGGTAGTGGCATTCTTAACTATGGTAACAAGACTCGTGCAGGAACAACAAGTGCGCTAGATCGCATTAACGTTGCTAGACTAGTTGGTTATCTAAGACGCCAACTACAAACAATTGCTACAGGGTATGTATTTGAGCCAAACGATAAGATTACTAGAGATGAGCTAAAGCAGCAAATCGAACAGACACTTAACGACTTGGTTGCAAAGCGTGGTGTATATGACTATTTGGTAGTTTGTGATGATACAAACAACACACCAGGCAGAATTGATCGTAACGAACTGTACGTTGATGTTGCTATTGAACCTACAAAGGCTGCGGAATTTATCTTTATTCCAATCAGACTTAAGAACACAGGTGAGATTGCAAGCGGAAACGTAGCTGCAGCAAGCACAGTTTAACGTATCGGAGAAACTAATGGGGGGTAGAAATACCCCTCATTTTTTATGACTGGAATTAGATAAATACTTTTATAATTAATTAGGAGCGAAACAAAATGTCAGTTTCATCATTAACAAAGTTTACAGTGCCGCTAGACGGTGATCAGAGTGCAGCAAGTCAAGGCTTGCTTATGCCAAAACTTAAATACCGCTTCCGTGCATCATTTGAGAACTTTGGTGTTAGTAGTCCTCGTACAGAAATGACCAAACAGGTTATGGATATTACACGCCCTAGTGTAACATTCGAAGAGTTTGAAGTTCCTGTTTATAACAGTAGAGTGTACTTGATCGGTAAACATAGTTGGGATTTGGTTACAATTAACCTACGTGATGACGTGAATGGTGCAGTTACTAAATTGTGTGGAGAGCAAGTGCAAAAGCAGTTTGATATGATGGAGCAGAGCAGTGCAAGTTCAGGCATTGACTACAAGTTTATCACACGCTTTGAAATTCTAGACGGTGGCAACGGTGCAAATGCACCGAGTGTACTTGAGACTTGGGAACTATACGGCTGCTTTATTCAGAACATCAACTATGGTGATCTTAACTATGCAAGTCAGGAGCCTGCAACGGTTGCAATGAGTATTAGATTTGACAATGCTGTACAATCACCATTAGGTGACGGCGTTGGTGCTGCGGTAACGAGAACACTAGGTCAAACTATTACTGGCTAATAGGAGTTATTCCAAATGGCTAGTGTAAACCCACTACTATCACCATTAGCACAAGGCGAAACAGTGCGCGACTATAAACATGCGTCGCGCACTTTTGTTGACAATAACTATGAGCTACAGCCTAGACACGGACATCTCTTTCATGTAGTATTTGAATTTACTGCAGAAGCGCAGAGTCTGTTCAACACAGTTGAAAAACTTGAAATGCCTATACTTGTAAAGAGTATAGATTTGCCTACATATACTATTGATGTGCAAACACATAATCAGTATAACAGACAAGTACAAACACATCACAAGATTAGTTACAACCCAGTAAATGTAACATTCCATGATGATGTGAAAGAACTTATTCGCAACCTGTGGCACAAGTATTATGCATTTTACAGTGCAGATCCAACTTATAGTTTAGACAGTAACAGTTATAATACACAGGACAGATACGCAAATAGAACACAGCAACAGTGGGGCATGCAGCGCGGCAACAAGCGTTTCTTTAAAAATATTAAAATCTACAGCATGCATAACCATAAGTTTGCAGAGTATACATTAATCAATCCCATTATTACTAGTTTTAATCATGACAATCATGCATATGCTAACAGTGGACTAATGCAACACAGTATGCAACTACAGTATGAAACTGTAAAATATGCAACTGGATATGTTAACGACACAGGGCCAACTGGCTTTGGTGACATACATTACGATATTGAAACTAGTGACTTGAGCAACGGCGAACAGTTTGGGCAAGCGTTCATTGATGGACAACTAGTTAATACCAATGGACAGCGTCCACAAGATTTATTTAACGGCAGTACATTAGGAACTATCGCAAGTCAAGGCATACTGTTTGGTAACTTGTCTGACTTAACTTTTGGTAGTGTGCTTAATACAGCATTAGAAAAAGTTGCAAGTAATTTGTTAACTGGACAAAAGCCTACAAGTAATATACTAGTACCATTTATCGGCAAAGCAGATCAACTAGGTAGCAATATACAACAAGGTGTATTAAATAACATAGTTAACAGCACAACTAACTACGGAACAAATGATAGTATCAGTAGTCAAGGACAAAGCATTGGCACTCCTCTGTTTACAAACACTCCGTCAAATACACAAGTATCAAATGTTGGCTATGCTAATACAATACCAAACTCAACAGGCACAGTTGGCGCACCTAATAAAATAAGTAGTGTAAGAACTTATCAAACTTCAAGTACTAGTGCAGGCACAAGACAACAGGCTGTAGATTTAGCACAAAAAAAATTGCAAGATCCTAATCTAAGTGCAGAACTACGCCAATACTACAGTGAAAAAATAAGGCTAAGTAATCTATAATGGCACAGAACACAAATCTACCAATTGTAAATCCAGCAGATAGTTTTGATCAGCGTGTTCAAGACTATTTTACTAACTACTTCACTGCTCCTATTAAGATGACTGATCAAGAGTATGAAGCAGTAAAAGCATTTTTTATTGCTCGTACTAACAATGAAGCAGCGGCGGCAGCATTAACCGCCGCAGTTGTGCAAGCAGCAAATGAACTAGATTTGTTTCTACTAGATGTTATCAAACAATTTGAACAAACTGCTGACTTAAAGAGTGCTATTCCTACATTCTTAAACATGAGCAGAAGAGGCAGCAGTTTGTTAGGATATGAAGCAAATATTACACCAAACGAGAACATAGCACGCCAAGTGAGTGCGTAATGTTTAGTCGTAACAAATACGCTAACGGAATATACACAATAGCAAACCCAGAAAAGTATAGTGGCAACAAAGAGCCTCGCTATCGTAGTGGTTGGGAACATGCATTTATGCGTTTTTGTGACAACAACCCAAGTGTAATAAGTTGGGCAAGTGAAGCAATACAAATACCTTATCGTAATCCACTTACAGGCAAAGGCACAATATATGTACCAGACTTTGTTGTAGTGTACCAGGACAAGCGTGGCAACAAACATGCTGAACTTATAGAGATCAAACCCAAAGCACAAACCATGCTTACTGAAAAGACTCGTGAAAAAGAAAAACTTGCTATTGCTATTAACCACGCAAAGTGGGAAGCAGCAGCAAAATGGGCAAAGCACAAAGGCTTGCGCTTTAGAGTTGTAACAGAAGACGATATTTTCCACAACGGCAAACGCTAGGAATAAGTATTAACATGACAAAAAAACTTGAAGAATTGTTCGATGTAGCACCTGCAGACGAACTAGATATAACAGCCGAAGAAAATTCTGCAGTTGTAGAGGCTGTAACAGCAGACGATATTCCACAACTACAAACAGCATTAACTAGTGTAGATAAGATTGATGCTGCGCTGCCTAGTGTGCGTGAACTTGACACCAGCGATAAAGAAATGGATGAGATTGCACAACTTGCACAGGATACATTCAAAGACCTAATGGACTTGGGTATGAATGTAGAAGCACGATTTAGTGGTGAGATTTTTAGCAATGCAAGCCGTATGCTGGACACAGCACTGAGCGCAAAGAGTGCTAAGATCAATAAAAAACTGCGCATGGTAGATCTACAACTTAAAAAAGCAACATTAGATGCACGACTTGCTAAAGAAGCAAAAGCCAATGGTGAAGAAGTTGAAGATGGCGACGGGCAAGCAGTGGATCGTAACCAACTTCTTATGGAAATCCTCGGCAGAAATAATCAAGAAAAGTAATAAATACACACATATAATTGAGGAATACCACAATGAAAAGTTTTAAGAGTTATCTTGTAGAAAGCGAACAGACATATAAGTTTCGCATTAAAATGGCTGAGATGTGTGATGATGAACGCATGAACGCACTGGAAGCAGCATTAGAAAAGTATGATATGAAAAGTATCAGCAAGCCAAAGAAAACTCC